TGGGTACTTCAGATTTTACTATTGAAGGGTGGTATTATCCTCGTACAACAGCTAGTGGAGGTAATGGTTTACTCTCAAAAAGAGCAAATGGTTCTGAAGCAAATGGAGTTTTAATATACTTTGCAGCGGCCGCAGCGGCTGGCGTTCCTGATCTATTAATAGGCCAGTCTGGTAGTTGGGTAATTAATTCTCGATCTTCCATTGGCTTTAAGACAGGTATCTGGAATCATTTTGCTATTGTAAGAAATGGGACTAGTTTTAAGCTATACATAAATGGAAAAACTGGAATATCAGTTACCAGCTCTATCACGGCTACTGACAATGCGCACGCTTTCGTAATAGGGGCAATGGGAGCTGATGGTAGTCAGCCTATAGCAGCTTGTAATATAGCGGATTTTCGCGTAGTAAAAGGTACAGCTGTTTATACAGCTGAGTTTACTCCGCCTGCAGCTCCATTGACGGCTATCACTAATACTTCTTTATTAGTACAAAATACTAATGCAGGCATCATTGATAAGTCACAATCAGGAAAGACATTAACTTTACAAGCCGATGTAAAGTCGTCTACTACTCAGACTAAGTACTTGTCATCGTCAATGTATTTTGATGGCACTGGAGACCACATACACCTTCAAACCTCAGATGGTAGATTGGATTGGCTTATTAATAATTCTAATGTCGGTACAATTGAGGCTTGGATTTATCCTACAGTTTTGAGAAACGGAGCCAACATCTATCAACATTCAAGTATTTTAGCTGTAGGAAATACATATTTTACTTTAAATGTGAATGTTTTAGGGCAACTTACATTTTATTGGTATGATGGAACTTTGAACAGTGTTTCTTCTTCTGCGGCGATTAGTGTAAATACTTGGCATCACGTAGCAGCAGTTATAACTGCTACATCTGGCTCAAATAATCTTACATTATATGTAGATGGTACTTCTGTAGCAACCGGAACATATACGGGATTTGGATCACAGGCCGCTGCTGCATTGACCAATGTTGTTTATATTGGATTGGGTAACTCTTCGGATGCTAACGCATATTGGCCTGGATATATTAGCGACTTGCGCATCACTAGTGGCTTAGCAAGATATACAGCAAACTTTACACCGCCATCGGTAGCTTTAAAAGGATAATAAAAAAGGGGCTTAGTGCCCCTTTTCTATTTCTTCTTGAAGTGCTATACTGAATCCTTTTATTGCCATTTCAAGTCGTTGTACTTTTAAATGCTCTTGTTCGAGTTGCTGTTGCAAATCTTGAATTTGAGCAAGATATATAATAGCACGCTCAGATAGATCAGAATTTGAAGAATTTTCTTCTTCTTTGTTTTGTTTTGCTTCTTGGTTCTCGATAGAATCTTCCCAGTTTTCATCTTCTGCAAGAGGAATTTCAAAATCACTCATTTGAAGGCTCCTCTACTACTTCTGCTTCCTCTGATTCTTTTGCTAATTCTACTCTCATCATATTTATAAATCCCGCCCTTGAGACATTTAGTCTTTCTACTGCATACTGAGCATCGTTTATTTCTTTATTCAATATCTGTATTTGAGTAGTATAGTATTGTGCTTTTTCCGATAACTCTTCAATTATATGTTTTTCGCCATCAAGAGTTATTGCTGGGCGATCATCAGTTTCTTCAGTCATAATTTATTCCTATTTAAATATATCTTGCCAGTTCCCAGTAGTACTCGCACGAGCATACTCTGTGGCACGGTTTTCAAAAAAGTTAGTGTGCTCTACTCCGTTTAACATATAGTCAAGCCAGGGTAAAGGATTATTTTCACTGCCGAATATCTTTTTCATTCCTAGTCCAAGAAGTCGACGATCAGCAATATATCGAATATACTCTTTTACTTCTTCGGGAGTTAAATCCGGTATAGATGCTCCTGCAAAACACAAATCAATAAAAGCATCCTCAAGTTCCACTGTTCGCTCTGCAGCACAGTAAATCTCATACTTTAGATCATCGTTCCATAATTCAGGATGTTCTTTTATGAATGTTCGGAACAATTGACTCATGCCTTCAACATGAAGGGTTTCGTCACGAACAGACCAAGTTATAATTTGTCCCATGCCTTTCATAAGATTATGTCTTGGAAAGTTAAGTAAAATTGCAAAACTACTAAATAATTGTACTCCTTCTGTGAATCCAGAATAAATTGCCATAGTTTTTGCAATATTCATTGGACTATCCATTCCAAAGTTAGAAAGATATTCGTGCTTATCCATCATCTCTTTATGCTCAAAAAACTTCTGGTACTCATCGTCACCGAAGCCAAGAGTTTCGAGCAGTAAAGAATAAGCTTCTTGATGCACTGCCTCCATTGCTGCAAAGGCCGAGAGCATCATTCTTACTTCGGGCTGTTTAAATGTAGGTAGATAATGCTTTGCATATCCACAACAAACATCTACGTCCGCTTGAGTAAAAAATCTAAAAATCTGATTAATAAGTCGACGATTTTCAGGTGTCAGCTTGTCCCGATAGTCTCGAAGATCATCAGCAAGATTAACTTCATCAGGAAGCCAGTGCATGTGCTGTTGTGTTTTATAATGTTCGTAAGCCCACGGATAATTAAATGGCTTATAATACTCTCTTTCATGTAACAAATTACTCATACTACCCCTCACACGCTAGACACGCGCCTTCGTCAATGCTATCAAAAATGTACTGTCTTAATGCTTCATCAGATACTTTTTCTGCTCGCTTGTACGCTTCACTTCTTAAATAATATAAAGTTTTTACTTTCTTTTTCCATGCCATCATATGAATTGCATGAAGTTCTTGCTTCGACACATTTGCAGGAAAAAATACATTCAAAGATTGACTTTGGCAGATATATTCTTGTCGATCGGCTGCCAGATCAATAACCCATCTTTGGTCAATTTCCACTGCAGTTTTGAATACGTCTTTTGTCCAATCATCAAGAAAGTCAAGATGTTGAACAGAGCCGCCGTTTGTAATAATTCCTTTCCATACTTCATCAGTATCTTCTCCTAGTTCTTGAAGAATATGTTCTAAATATTCGTTCTTTTGTAAACTTGACCCGGACTTAGTTTTTTGAGTAAACGCGTTAGCGCGATAAGGCTCAATACTTGGGCTAGTATTACCACAGATAATGGAAGAACTAGCATTAGGAGCGACAGCCAAAAGATGCACATTACGAACTCCATAACCAACTGCATCAGGTGCTTCACCTCTTTCCATAGCCAATTCACGAGTTGCACGATTTGCCTCCGATTTTATATGCTTAAACATTCTCATGTTTGCACTCTTTGCCATTATTCCTTCAAATGGCTGATTATGTCTTTGTAAATAGGCATGAAACCCCATAGCCCCAAGCCCAATACTTCTTTCTTGCATAGCACTATATGCAGCTCTCCAAAGTTCACGAGGTGCATTATCAATAAAGTATGTTAATACGTTATCAAGCATTGCAATTAGATCAGGAATAAAGAAAGGATTATGCTGCCACTCATCAAACTCCTCTAAGTTTACACTTGATAAGCAACACACCGCAGTACGATCTTGATCTGTAGCAAGAGTAATTTCACTACACAAATTTGAATGATGTACTTTTAATCCTTTTTCTTTTTGGCACTCAGGTAGTCCATCTTGCACGGTGTCCCCAAACATAATGTAAGGTTCTCCAGTTTCAACACGATTTTGAATTAACTTTACCCAAAGTGTTTTAGCAGATACTGTTTTTACAATTCTACCAGTATGAGGATCGCGAAGATTCCAACTATCATCAAATCCTTCCTCTCGTGTAGCTCCTTCTATAAGGGCCATAAACTTATCTGGAATAACCACTCCATGATGTAGATTAGTAGACTTACGGTTAATATCGCCTCCAGTAGGCTTACGAACATCTAAAAACTCCTCTATTTCAGGATGCGACATATCAAGGTACGCTGCATAGCTACCTCGTCGAGTAACGCCTTGGCTAAATGCCAACATTTCTGCATCGACAACTTTCATAAATGGAATAACTCCGGTGCTTTCGGAGCCATTGCTCGTTTTTGAGCCTACACTCCGAACCCCGTTCCAACATCCTCCTACACCTCCTCCTACACTACTAAGAAAAGCGTTTTCAGTATAGTGATTTGTAATACCTTCACGGCTATCATCCACATAGTTCAAGAAACAGCTAATTGGTAATCCTCTAGTAGTTCCACCGTTAGAAAGTACGGGAGTACTAAACATAAACCAAAGCTTACTAGCATAATCATATAAACGTTGTGCATGAGCTTCATCATTTGCAAATGCTTTAGCTGCACGAGCAAAAGCATCTTGTGGAGAAATTTCTCCATCAATCATATATCTATCTGCAAGAGTTTTTTTACTAAACTCAGATAGATAAGCATCTCGTGCATAATCAACAACTACTTCAAAACTCATTCAACATTCTCCCGCGAATATCCTTAAAATTTCTTACGCCTAGTGCATCGTCACAATATGTGAGAAGATCCATTAGTTCATAGTTTTTAAGAATTTGATCTGGATTTTCATTTAATCCTTGTATAAACTTATACTTACTATTTATTGGTATAGCTTCGTAAATATCATACGCACTACCATACTCTTTTACAAGACTTACTGCACGTTTAGGCCCAATCCCAGGAAATCCGGCTACATTATCGCCTTTATCTCCCATGAGACACTTAACAGATATATACTCTTCAGGAGTACAGTCATAGTGCTCATTCCAATTTTCTAGCGTGACTTCCTTCCTCGTCACATAAGAAAATCTACTTACACCTTCTTGTATTAGTAAGTCCCAGTCTCTATCACTTGATATTAGCCATATATTTCCTAAGTGATACTTATCTTTATATTTTACAAGATGTCCAGCAATATCGTCAGCCTCTACACCTTTATATCGAAGAACGGTATGTCCACTCTCGCCCATAACTTCTAGACTGGCTTCAAACTCTTCAAAGAATTCTTCAAATGCAATTCGTTCTTCTTCTGTTTGCTCTGCAAACTTCTCTTTTCTATTTTGCTTATAATCTTCACTTATTACTTTTCGATAAGATGAAGCGCCCCAATCTGCAGCAATTATTACTCTATCTGCCGAGTATGATCTTGCTAGACTTTGAACAGTACTTTCAAATTCATACCTAAAATCTGTACGTCCTTGATGCTTCCATCTAAAGGCTAAATTTAGTGCATCAACAACTAAAGTGCAGTAGGGCAAGTCTTCGGATAGTTTATCCTCAAAATTAAATGCCATTTAAAACTCCGGTTTTTCTTTATCTAACCACTCTTCGGCCAAAAGTACAAAACATTGTAAAAAACATATAAACATGTATTCTTGGGTGCTTTCAGGCGGAGTATCTGTAACTACAAATACAGGAGAACGATTATATTTAAAAAATAATAAAGGTTCTTGATCCCCTTGCTCTGCTTGTATTTTTAGTTTGCTCCACCAACGAATAAGATTATTTGTTTTCTGTGCCGTAAATATTTTATCAGTAAGAGGAGAGTCCGCATAATTTTTTACTTCTATACAATATTTATTTTTTGTATGAGGAATATATAAATCCCCTTTTAAGTATTCAAGAGCACCAGAATTGGGCACCCTTTCAAACTGAAGATTTGTATATTCTCGAAGCATATCTCTTACAAGATACTCTCCTCTTGCTCCTTTTGCTCTACTATCTACCATCAGAAAATTCTTCCAGTGCATCAAATTTTTCTTTAGCTTCTGTTATTTTCTCTAGTTGAGTATCAATGGCGTCGAGTATTTCGGGATGCTCTCCAATACCAGCTGGGTTTTCCAGATAGATCTCTATATTTGCTTCCGCTTCTTTCATCTGCCCGTAATACTTCGCTTTCAAGGCTTCCAATATCTTGTCTCTCATTTTCTTTTTCCTGTGCTATCCACTGTCTCCTGCTGGAGGCTAGTCTATTTAGTACTCGAGTTTGCTCACGTTGTCGCATTTAATGACCTCTATTTTTTCAAGCAGCGGGTGGCTCCACCCATGACTAACAATATAGGTATTTAGATCTTCTTCAAGAAGAACCTCTACTATTTTTTCTCGACCTGTTTCGTCAAGAACGTTGATAACCTCATCCAAGAATAATACATTTATCCTGGACTTGGAAATACTACTCATCAACTTTCGAATTGCAACTAGTGTGGCAGTATTAACCCGGGCTAGCTCTCCACTCGAAAGTGCAAGAATATCTACAACATTTCCATTGTCAGTGACTTGTACATTTAACTTATCATTTGTTACTACAAATTCAAGTGTAAATCTACCGTCTGAAAGTTCTGCTAAATAGTGGTTTGCGAGTTCTTCTAACTCTTTTACAAGATTTTCTATCTTATATGCGATCAAACCATTTGTACTAAAAGATTTTTTCAGTACTTCTAAATTCGATGAAAGCTCTCCTATACTCTTTAGCTTTTCATTAGCGTTTTCTAGTTGAGAGCAAAATTCATCTGTTTGTTCTTGTATTACTTGGATTCTGGTGTTGTGTTTTGTTCTCTGTTCGTTTTCTTTCGCAATGCGCGCCACTTCACTTTTTCTTCTGTCCAAGTCATCTCGTACTCGAGCCAAGCGCTCTTCCAACTCGTTTTTATCCAAGAGGGCCACTGGCAAGCTTCTATCAATGCTTCGATACATATCTTCCCAGTCTTTTTCAATTTTTCGAGCATTTTCATATTCTCGATTGTTTCGCTTAATTTCTGATATTCGTCTTTCAATTTCATCTTGTTTCTCTCTCGCCTCTGCAACCTTTTTAGATTCTTCTAAGATGAGGGCTTGTTTAAATTCAGAATCTACTTCTTGTTCACAAGTAGGACAATGATCTCCTAGTTTGTTAAGTTTTTCTAATAATTTTTTTGACCCCGCTACGACCCCGTTGAGACTTCCTACTTCTGATTGTAGATCATCATAAGATTCTTTTTTGGCAATCATACATTTTTTAGCAGTCTCAATATCAATCTGTCGAAGCAGTTCTTTATAAGAATTATTTTTAGAAATTTTTCTATTTTTTTCGGAAATATTTTCAATTTCTTTTGTTAAAAACCGAAATTCTTTCTCTTCTTCTTCCGTATTAATTTCTAAATTTAGCATTGGCAGTACCATCGTATCGGTCAATTTGTTATCTGCCAACCATTTTTCTATCGTACTTACTTGACTATCAAGTGCGCTAACTTCCAGAGATATGTCTCTGGCTGCTGCCTTAAACAATTCAAAAAGCTCTACATATTTTTCTAAAGATAAAAGCTCGATTAAAAACTTTTTTCTATTAGTATCTGTAGCTGTTAAGAATTGTAGGCTTGCATTTGTATTTTGATATACAAGCTGTGAGAAAGTTTTAAAATCTATACCTATAACTTCTTGTATAGATTTATATGTATTTGTAGCCGTATGGCTAGATATATCTTCGTCATTCTTCTCGAATTTTACTTTTACATTTGTTTTACGATTTACAGTTATTCTGTATTTATCAGAATCACGAGTAAAATCAAGAATTATGTCATAGCCATTATTTACATAACGATTTGGTATATCTGCTTTTTTAATTCCTTTGGAGTTTTTATTATATAATGCTTCTTCTATAATTAAAGGTATAGAACTTTTCCCCATACCATTTGTACCAAGTATTTGAGTCAAAGTTCTTTCATCTAGCATTATTTCATTGCCTTCTCCGTAGCTAAAGCAATTATTCCATTGCAACCTTTGAAGCGTAATCATTAAAAGTTCCTATAATATCTGGTATTCGTGCTTCTTCTATTTCTAGTACAAATTGCAAGTATTCTGTAAGTTCTTCTTGTATTGTCATTTCTTTATCAAGAAGTAGTGCTGCCTCACTATTTCTTTTTACCACTTTTTTATCTAAAAGCTCTGAGTTTTTAATTTCCGCAAGCTCTTGTATATCGCCTTCTATTTCATATATAGTATGGTCATAATCTGTTGGCAGCATTTCTTCTGAGGTTTTTACGGTTTTTCTTATTAATTGTGGAAGGTCAAAAGGTTCCCATATCCAAGACCAGTCGTCTGGATTTATTAAAAGATAACCAGTAGTTACAGAAGTTCTATGAAAAGAAGTAGTCATTGGACTACCAGGATATACAATATTTCGTTGTGTATTGCTATGGGCGTGTAAATCTCCAGCAAATACTATAGGAAAATCCTCGAACCTGTCTAAGTCCACCTCTGGCTTGACATGGGGAGGTATTTCTCCTCGTACATGGGTAAATAAAGGAAATTTTGTATCAAACTTTTCAATACTTTCTTTTCTATGCAAGTCTGCATAAGGAAGAATATTAAAGCCAGTATCTTTATCTACATATGAAATGTCTACTATTTGTACTAAAGGATTTATATCTCTACTTACTTGCTTTAGCTGAGTAAAGAAAGTTTTATGTTTTTTAGTAGCTTCATGATTACCGTCATAGATAATCGTAGGAATAGTAACCTCTCGTATGAAAGAAAAATAAAGTTCTAGTTCTTCCATATTAGGAAGGCGATCAAAGAGATCGCCCCCTATAATGTGCATATTGCACATCTTTTCTAAGCTATGAATTTGTTTAAAGAATAATTTATAACGATTCAAAGCCCAAGAAACTGGGACATTCTTCTGTCCCAGTTTTATGTGCCAGTCGGCTGTAAAAAGAATCATGCAACGTCAAACTCTTTCTCTAATGCTTCTTCATCTACATTAGCATCACTGCTAACACCTTCTCGTACTCTGTCGAGTAGTTCTTTTTGTGCATCTGGAGTTGGACGAGGCATAACATCATCCATCGACTTCAGATCAGCAATAAGTGCACGTTCATCCTCATCAAGAGGTCGTGACTTACACTTAAGTACCTGTACTTGATACTCTACATTATAGGGCAGAGGGCCAGTCTTGACTCGCTTAAACTTAACGTCCCAACCACTTTCTACATCGGTAGGATCTCCGAGATCCTCTGCTGCAGTCATGATCTGTTCGAATAGCTTTTTCTTTAAATTGAAGACTTTCAATTCCCCGTTGTGAATACACTGCATAGCATAGCTCCAGCCACACTTCAGATCGGGGTAGTACTCACGAACCCAGTCTTTTTCCTTGTTGTTGAATCGCTCTTCATTTCTATCAAATGATAAACACTCCAAGGGAATGTTCTTACCATTTTCGCCTTCGATCCAGTAAACGTAACGAGCCAATACGTCGCCTACAAGCCGAACATTATTGTCGCCGTCCTGTGGAACAAAAGTGTTGAT